CTAAAGCAAACATATTAACTCGCTTAACAAAGGAGAAAACATATGACAAACACAATAACACCATACACGATTGGCAGGATCATTCCTGCTACAGCGACGGGATTCAGTCACCTCCCAGCGTTGTTTAACGATAAGTGGCTAACCGATGTCATTAAGGATTTCGATAAAGCGTTTGATATTCCAAATGCAGTCTATCCTTATAACATTGTATCAGAAACCGATCCAGACGGCAATCCAATCACCTACTACATCGAAGTAGCGTTGGCGGGCGTTGGAAAGGATAATATCAACGTATCGGTCAAGGAGGGTAAGCTCGTGATCGCTGTTGATAAGGAAGAAATCGAATATGATGAGACAGTTGTCTTCCATCGTAAAGGCATTAGTAAGAGAAAGGGACAGTTGTCCTTCTCTCTTAATGACAATACGGATGTTAAAAATATCTCATCAACATACACAGACGGGTTACTACGAGTTAAGGTCCCGACAGTGAAACCGGAGGTACACAATATTAGTATCGAGGTTAAATAAAGTTTAATTTAGTTCTGGACTGAGCACCTGGAGCACTATATAATATATTTTCTATGGGAGTGTGGCTGAGAGGCCGAAAGCAGGAATTTACTAAATTCCCGAACCTTGATCGGTTCCGTGGGTTCGAATCCCACCGCTCCTTCCAATTTTTTTTCTTGACTTATCTCTTAAATAATCTAATATAAATTAATGGAAGTGTGGCAGAGTGGTCATAATGCGTCGCACTTGAAATGCGAAGTACCAGAAATGGTACCGTGGGTTCGAATCCTACCACTTCCTCCAATTTTAAATATCGCTCGGAAGCTAAACGGCTAGGCGGTTCTCTGCAAAAGAACTTTTAGACAGTTCGACTCTGTCCCGAGCGTGTTTTTATAATATCAGTAATAATATTATAAATTATATCACCTCTTTCTTTTGAAAAACATGTGTTGCCGAGGTTTATAACATGTAGATCTATATTTTTTTCTTTACATCGTAGTAGTTTTTGTTTATCCTTATACTGTGTTTTCTTAAGCGTCTCCTCTCCATAGATAGGTAGATAATGGAATACACCATTTAATTCAAACGCTAAATTATACTTTGGAATATGTATATCTAATTCATAATATACAGTATCTTTATCATTAAATTTTATTTCTAAATTTGGATAGTCTGTTGTTAGTTTTTGTTCGAGATATTCTTCGATCTTTGAACGAGATTTACCGCTACTCTTATGTGCAAAACTGTGCAACTTTAAATTTAAGTTTCTACAACGACCAGAACAATACGATGATATTTTATTTTGTGTTGTATATTCTATGTTACAATGTATGCATATACGCTGATAACATGTCTTATGTTTAATTTTTTTGTCTTTAACTTTCGGGATATAATTTATATATCGCTGCTTATTATTATATGTTGCTGCACATTTTGTACTACAAAATGCATTTTGTGATTTTCTATACTTAGAATTTATTTGACACAACCACAGCGATACACTCTTGCCACACTGTTTGCATTCTGTAGTTATAGATCTATTTTTTACTTTATTTGAACATATAGCACTACAATACATTTTGTCGGCATCACTGCCACGACGCCGTATTGATGCTCGTATATCCCGTACCTTGCGTTTAAATTCTTTATTGCAAAAACTACATGCAACAGATAATATATCAGCATTTTTTAATTTACTAATTTCTTTGATCATATCATTACTTATTCTCGACTCCTACTTATCGCTACCCCATAAATACTCTTATGACATTTAAAGAGTATGTTTTAGAGAAGAGTATAGATGAACCACGTCATCCTGGTATTCTTAAACGTCAGGTTAAAGGTAAATTAACTTGTTCTAAAGCTCGTAGGCTTGAAGGTAAAGGCGGTTTAACTGCTAAGGCAGCTCGTCGCTATCAAAATTACCACTGTCAATAGTAAAAATAGCTATTAATATACCTACATGAAGCAATTATATTATAAATTTTTAGCGTTATTTTTTTACTGTCTTGGTGATATTAGTTGGAAAATAATTTGTTGGACAGATTGGAGTGAAATTACACGTAAGCTTATTGCTGGTCCATTTTGGTCTCTCTATCAGAGATCTATGTCAATATCGTTGAATTGCGATGAAAAAGTGGGTTATTTCATCTGGAAGTTACCAGAAAATAACCTGGATAATTAACGCTATTTATTCTATAATAGCGTAAGAATAAAAATAAAAAGGTTTGTGTGACCATCAGTGTCACAGCTCTTTTTTCAATAAATTATAACAGTAACACATGAAGATCTTTGACGAACAAATTAGCCGTAAACCAAACAATTATAAATGGACAGAAGAGTTCATTGAAGCCATGCACAATGGGTTCTGGACTGATAAGGAATTCAGTTTTAAATCCGATATTCAGCAGTTTAAGGTTAATTTATCCGATCAAGAGAGAGAAGCTATTATTAGAGTGTTATCTGCTATTGGTCAAATTGAAGTATCGGTTAAGACATTCTGGGCACGTTTAGGAGATAATCTCCCACATCCCTCTATCTACGATCTTGGTTACGTTATGGCTAATACAGAAGTTATTCATAATAATGCTTACGAGCGTCTTCTCTCTGTCCTCGGATTAGAGGATATCTTTGAAAAAAACCTAGAGCTACCCTGGATTCAAGGTCGAGTAAAGTATCTTAAGAAATATACTAAGCGATGCTTTAAAGATTCTAAAAAACAGTATCTCTATGCTATTACTCTCTTTACACTCCTTATTGAGAATGTATCATTATTCAGTCAATTCTATGTAATCAATTGGTTTGCACGCTTTAAGAACGTATTAAAGGACACCGATCAACAGGTAAAGTATACCCGTAATGAAGAGAATATTCATGGTTTAGTTGGTACTAAAATTATTAACGTAATTCGTGAAGAATACCCTGAGCTTTTTGATAAAGAGCTTGAGGATAAGATTCTACACGAAGCACATGAAGCATTCAAAGCTGAAGCAAAGATTGTTGATTGGATGCTTAACGGTATTGAAGAAGAGAATCTTAATGCACCCCTTCTTAAGGAGTTTATTAAGAACAGAATTAATGAGTCATTAGAAGGGATTGGGTTTCCTAGAGTTTTTGATATTAATAAGAACTTAATATCCTCAACATTATGGTTTTCAGAAGAGCTACATGGTAACAATATGACCGACTTTTTTTCGAGCAGGCCCGTCGAATACTCGAAAAAGTCACAGTGTTTTGATGAAGACTCAATCTTTGGCGATAATTAATATTCTGTAGGTCGTGTGGCATAAATAAAGATATGAGAAAACCATATTTTTATATTATAAAACATATACCAAGTCAAAAATATTATGCAGGGTGTAAGATAAACTCACGAGCAAATTCATCAGATTTTATGACAGAAAGAGGATATCAAACAACTTCTCAGGTTATTAAAGAAATAATTCAGAGAGACGGGCTAAATTCGTTTGAGATAGTTAAAATAAAGCATTTCGAGATACCTGATGATGCGTTAAATTATGAAATGAAATTCTTGACAAAAGTTAATGCCGCAGAAAATGCTAGATTCTATAATAGACATAATGGTGGTAAGAATTTTGTCAATAAAGGTGGATATAAATTATCTGAATCAACTAAGCAAAAAATGAGAAAACCTAAATCAAAGGAAACAATTGAAAAGCAAAATCAAGAAAAGAAAACAAGAAGTAAAGATGTGTATAGAAAGATGGTTGAAACCCGAAAGAAGAGATATTCTACTTGGCACACACCAGAGCAAATTGAGAAAATAAAGCAACATAACGCTACTTGGTGGAATGAAGAGAACAGAAAGAAGCATTCCGAAAAGATGAAAGAAGTCCATAAGCTAAATCCTATAAGCGAAGAAACTAGGCAGAAACATAGAGAGAAGAGCAAAGGAGTTAATAATGGCATGTACGGTAAAAAGCACAGCGAAGCTACAAGAGAGAAATTAAAATTAGCTTGGATTAAAAGAAGAGAGACACTTGCTAACCATAATAAGTAATATAAAATAAGACTATATGCATAAGGATATCTATTGGCTTAATAAAGATTCAAGGAAGTTTCTTGAACGTGGTTACCTTCTAGAAGGAGAAACTGCCGAACAACGTATAACTGACATCGCAAAGACTGCTGAAAAGCTTTTAAAGATTAACGGATTTGCAAATAAATTTGAAGAATATCTAAAATTAGGATACTATTCACTTTCAAGTCCAATCTGGAGTAATTTCGGTCGTGATCGTGGTTTACCAATTTCCTGCTTTGGTTCGTATGTTAATGACGATATGGATGATATTCTCTATAAGATGTCTGAAGTAGGTGTCATGTCAAAAGTTGGTGGAGGTACGTCAGGATATTTTGGCGCTATCAGACCAAGAGGTGCTAAGATTTCTTCAGGTGGTGAGGCAACAGGTGTTCACCATCAGCTGACTGTATTTGAGTCATTAACAAACTATATTTCCCAGGGTAATGTTCGCCGTGGTTCGTTTGCTGCTTACCTTCCTATCGATCACCAGGACATTGAAGAGTTTCTTAAGATTCGCGGTGAAGGTGATGATATCCAGAACCTTTCAATTGGTGTTTGTATTACTGATGAATGGATGAAATCCATGATGGAAGGTGATAAAGAAAAGCGTGCTATTTGGGGTTTAGTTATAAAGAAGCGTTTTGAATCTGGTTATCCATATATCTTCTTTAGTGATAATGCTAATAATCAAGCACCACAAGTTTA